CTTTTCAAAAATAATTTTAAGTAGCCTCTCCATATCATTAACAGCCATCAGTAACGGTTCACCACCATGAAGTGTGGGGACATTATGATTGCCATCTATGTCCTTGTTTATTTCCTCTTTCAATGTCTTCTCTATTGCCTCAATATCATAAGGATAGAAAGTCTTCTTCTGCCTAATCCTATTTTCATAACAGGACTTACAATACCCATCGCAGTTTAAAACTTTTACAGAAACACCCATTTATCACCTCTTCTAATAGTTTGAGTCTCCATGCGGCATATCCGAATAAATATCAGTATGGTCATCTTGATATGGCGTATCTTCGTGAGCCACATCGGAATGCGAATCTTCGTGTGAATCAGAGTGAGGAGTATCTTCATGTGCTACATCCTGATGTTCGCTATCAAGATGATAATCTGTATGATTAGTTATGTCATCGTGTATCCTATCGTCATGGTCAGCATAATCGAAATGGTCATAATAAACATCATAATGTGGAGTATCCTCATGAGTAGTATCTTCGTGAGCGACGTCCTCATGAGGCGTATCTTCATGAGCCACATCTTCGTGTGCTACATCCGAATGAGCTACGTCCGTATAACTATCTGTATAGGAATCTTCATGTTCAGAATCTGCATGGAAACTCCCGATAAGTGCATTTTCATCTATAAGCTTTGACGAGACATCGCCATCAATAACATTTTTTGAGATTGACTTTACCCTGAATATCTCATCACTACCTAAAACAGGCACTTGATTTCCTTCTTCTGTGGTTACCTGTTTTTCAATACTTGCTTTAGCAGTGATAGGGGCTCTACTATCTACGCCGAAAGATTTAACCGAAACTTCCTTTCTCACATTTTTTGCTTGACTGAGATAAAAATTAGCAAGCGATTGAGCTTCTGATTGTGTGACAAGCAGTGATTCGATTGTCAATGAATTTGCAACTCCGAATCTATATATTACCTTATTATCAGATGAATAAACATATTCACAAGTCCCAAGCGCATTGTCTCTATTGTAGCCAACTACAACCACTGAATAAATTGACGATGGGTCATATGAAATACTTATCTCCTTTATTTCCTGCACAGGTATTACGGTTGTTTCGCCTGATAATGAAAAAAACTTTACCGAGAATATTCCATCTGCCGAACAAATCAGATGAAATAATCCGGTTACCTGAAGTGCTCTTATTACTTCCAATGCTTCTATTTGATTCTGTATGTATAGTCCAATAGTCTGAGCTCTTGCAGTTTTTAGCTCATCAAATGACGTATTATCAATACTTGTGGTAGGAACGTCCAAAGCATTTTTTAGCAGCCATTTTGTAATCTCGGACACATTTGCTGAATAGAAATCTGAATATGTGCCATCGAGATGAGCAATATCTACATGAGCAGTATCACTATACCCATCATAGTGTGAGATGTCAGTATGAGCTGTATCAGAATGGTCAGAATGTTCGGCTACATCAGAGTGAGCAACATTAGCATGCGGACTATCAAAGTATTCGTCTGTATAATGAATATCTTGATGCTCAGCCATCGTTCACCTCAAACTATATCTTCATGTGAAGAGTCATAGTGGTCAGAATATGAATCAGTATGGGCTACATCAGAGTGAGCTACATCGGAATGAGCTACATCACTATAAGCATCAGTATGAGCTACATCTTCGTGAGCTACATCGCTATAAGCATCAGAATGTGCCTCGTCTGTATGAGCAGAATCCTCATGATAGTTATTTTCAGTTTCTGAAACTTGTATTCCTTCCACATCTGCTGTAATTAATAGATTCCCAGGGTCATTCATCAAAGTTATTTCAGCATTTGTCAAATCAACTGTATAATCAGCTCCAGCAGTTAAAACAAAATCTCCCTTATAAACATTTAAAACTGAATGAATCTCGTAATTTGTAATTTTATACTTCAAATTTACATAATCAATACAAACACAAGGAACATTTTTACATTTTCCAAACACCAATGGTATAGGCAAATTTATGCTGCTTGGGTCAAGGTTAGGATAAGTGGTAGCAGAAAAATACTGATTAGGGACAGCCTTTGATAAATAAAATTGACGAAAATCTGCCATTGAAATTGACGCACCGCTGTCACTCACTGAGCAACCATTTATTATTCCAGCCCCAACCTTGATAAAATCTGAATAGTTAACACCATCCACCCCAACTATTACATACACAAAGCCAGAAATCCAGATGAATACTCTGAACGCCCAATAAAACCAAGCAGGATTGATAAAATTTATAGTGCCAGAGCTGTACTCTACTGTTCCAGTAAAAAAATCTCCAATCGTCTCTGAAATCTCTGACACTGTATCTTGGCTCAAATACGGCAAATAATAAACATCACAACCAGAACCCATTATAGGATATATTGCTCGGTTGACATCTGGCTGATTAGCTGTAAATCCCAAAGCCATACCAGCTAACAGACAGAACTTATAATCATTTCCAATCCGTTCAGCAGGACTTTCACCCGTGGAGGTATGGACATACAAAGTCTTGTTACTGAAATCATAATACCAACTGCTTGCTGTGTCTCTACATTCTTGAATTGTGCTTTTAGCTGAATAATCTGTCCCGTTTTCCTGAACATATCTAATAATACCATATACACTCGGGTCAAGTATAAGCTTATAAGCAACTGTTTCGCCATCCTTAATCCAATCAAAGCCTTCGAGTTCCAGCTTTATTAAAACCTCAATTATAATTTTCCGCTCAAATGTATTGTCTTTCAGTAAGTCAGCTAAATTGAAATTTCCACTCATAGCACTTTCTCTATTTCAAAAGCTAAATTCCACATATCATTAAATAAAAAATTGAAAGTGAACTGTGTTATTCTACACAAAACAGTAGACGAGTATAGACTATTACTATCTTCAACAAAGAAAAAGTATCTAAAATTACCGATATATTTATAGAACCTTTCCATTTCATCTTTCTCTTCGCTTGTTAGATATTCAATCTGGTAACGAGCCCTGACCAGCTTTTGTCTTACAACTCCGCCCACCAAACCTCCCTCATTTGCTCCGCCACTGCTTAAATCGTTATAAGTATATGAGTAGCCGTAGTTTATATTTCTTGAAAGCTCTGTTTCTGGCCCCAAAGACACATATCCAACCTCGTAGAACTCGTCTGTGTTAGTTGTGTCTGTTATAGCGATTCTCCAAAATTGATAATCCTGCTCGGTCGCAAATCTATAAATCATTATATCTTTATATGGTGTAAGAGTGACATCGACGGGTGGAGTATCCCAATTTTTATAAGTATTGGCTTGAAGCTTCACAGTTGCAGAGGAAGTAAAATTAGTAAATTTTATCACTACTGACTTAACCTTTTTTACTGCCGCTCCTCTATCACATACCAAAGCATGTTCGTCGGTAGCATTAGTAGTTCTCCAAGTTTTAGTGTACCAACGATTTTGAGTATTTATTGCAGGAAAGAGAGGATTTTCATTATCTGTCTCCACAGTGCCCGTTACCCATTGATTTTCCCACAGAAATATACTACTCATTTTATCCTCTCACAGACCTCGGAGATATTACAAATGTTTCCTTCTTAGACATGTCCATCAAAACCGGAGCAATTTTAGTTTCAACTACTTTCTTTACCGAATCGGCGTCCAGGGTTGAGATATTAAAAATTACTTCATTTGATTGAATCTTTTTCAATTCTGATACCAAAACTGACATCAAATCACTAACAGAATTTTTATCTTTAATATTCTTATCTATTTTTACAGTTTCTCCTCTATGGGCAACAAATACCTGTGATGATTTACCAACGTACCATTCTCCTCCGCTTTGACCATAAATTGCTTCTTTTCCAAACTTTCCGCCGGAATACACTACAGGTATATCTAAAGACCAATCTTTGCTATGAATAGATCTATAAGTTTTCTCAGCAACAGAGGATATAGAATTAAAAGCCTTTTCCCCAACTTCATTTATAGTCTCAAATGACGTCTTTATACTTCTTCTTCCTGTAAAAGCTTCAATCAATTCATCCATCTTACTTATAACTGACTTAAATCCTGTATTGAGTGTTTCAATCAAATCAACAGCATGCTCTTTATAAACCCCAGCCTCTTTAGCTTGTTTTATAAGTGAAAGAGTAGCGTCATCAAGTGTCAAACCATATTGTTTCGCATACCACTCGAGGTCAGAGAGGGTTGGGGCAATCATTGCTAATGCAGTCTTGGAATCTATTCCATAATCAGTTAATTGCTTAAAATAATCACTCGTATTTAAAGCAACATCTTTCAATGAATCGGCAGTAAGAAATCCTGTATTACCAAGAGCTTTTAAGATTTGCAGATTTCCTTCTATAGCGTAAAATAATTCTTCGTGGTCTTTCTTTAGTTTTGCAACTTTTTCAAGTGGCTTCAAAGATTCTGGAACTTCTTTACCAAAAACTTCATACTTTTCAAGTAGGGCGGAAAGGGAATCAGAAATCGCATCAATGGCTGTTCCCATCGACCCACCCTGAGCTATAATAGAATTAAAGATTACAAGCATTTGTCTTGAAGCTATCTCAAGAGACTGCGTGGAATCTTTCTGACCTTTTGTTAATTTATCAATCTGTCTCTGTAACTCATTAACAAGTTTTATTTGCATAACATATGCATCAGTACCCTTTTTCATTCTTCCCAATGTTTCTACTGCCGCATCATATTGTTCTTTAAGTTCAATAATCTGAGATGAGGCTGGGGCTATGTTTGAAATGACTCCTTGTAATCCACCCAAAGCCTGACCAAGCCACGAATTGACATAATCATTAACTTCACTAATTTCCTGTCCGCTTTCTCTAACAGCCCGAATCAACTTTATAAAAGATTTTTCTCCTTCATTACCAACAGTTTGGAGCCACCCAAGCATGCTATTAAAAGCATTCCCAAATTCCGCTTTCATCTGAGCTAAAGATTCTCTAACTTGACCGATAGATGTATAGCTCATTTGTTTAAGTAATTGCACCATCTTTTCTGCATACATATTAAAATTTTTATAACTAATTCCGGTATCATTCATAATAGAGCTAAGACTTAAGAGTTCTGCTCTTGTTTTTCCAAGAGTCTTCGCAAGTTCATTTATCCTTGCGGCTGTATTTACAGAAACCTCACCAAGCCCCTTATATATCTTAGATAATGCCTCTGCGTCCTTCTTAGCTGCTTCGGCAGCTTTTTCTTCTTCACTTTTCTTCTTCTTAAATATACCACCTACAAGTCCGCCAAGAAGAGAGCCAATAGCACCCCCGACCGGCCCAAAAATCCCTCCAATAGAAGCTCCGATTCCGGCTCCTATTGTTCCATAATTCTTTGCCGACCCGCCAATAAGTCCTCCAAGTGCTGCTCCGATATCTCCAAGTGAGGCAGTGGCAGCAGAAGCAAAATCTTTAAATGACTTTGCTCCATTTTTAGTTGCTATACCAATAGCATCACTCAGAGAACCAAAGCTATTTACTAAATGAACTAAATTATACTCCGCATCTGTCATTGAGTTACCGAAATCATCTGCCATTTCAGATGCAAGTATTTTTAACAACTGAGATAGATGCTGAAAGTTATTTGTCGTGTCATTTTCAAATCCAGACATCATCTCTCTGGCGGTACTTATTTCTATATTTAAGGCCTGTGCATACTGCTCGACAGTCCAATCTTTATGCTTACTTTGTAATTCCTTAAATTTCTTATATTTATCATCTTCAAGCAGTACAGACCTATTTCTTAGCTGTTCAAGATACTTTATAAGTGGGTCAATATGTAACTTTTTTTCATCTGCCAACTGATTCTTTGCCGCTGTTCTATTATCTTCAATTATTTTATAATAAGTATCCTTAATTGAATTACGCATATTTTCATACTGAGCGGTAGCCTCTTGCAATTCTGATTGAGTCTGTGCTGCTCCTGCTGTAATCCTCAGCATAGCTAATGATTTTATCAATTCTGCTTCTGCATCGTAGTGAGCAAGAATTTCCTCAAATCTCTTTTTTTCATTATCGTAATATTTATCTACGGATTTGACCGCCTCATCATATGCTTTTTTTAAGTCAATCTCAGCACCCATAATCTGTTTTTGTAGTTCAATACCCATCTTACGTATAGATTCTATAACCTGCCCACTTTTATCAATCTTTACTGATTTAGCGTAAAATGAATTTATATAACCTTCCAATCCTTCTGTTAGTTTCTTTATCTCTGTAAATCTTGACTTTGATTGCTCTTTAAATCCTTCAATTAACGATTTATTAAATTCTTCAAACTCTTTCTTCTTACTTCTCATAGAAACTACTATTGTATTCAGATTTTCAATGTATCCAGAGAGTTCTCCCTTTGCTTTCTGCCATCCATAAGATGCTTGCTCAGCAAGAGAAGCGAGCTGTGGAGAGACAGCGGCTGCTTGGTCTGCTATATTCTTCATACCTAATGCATACTGACCTTCAGTAATGGTGCCTTTTTTAAATTCTATTTGTAATGCTTCTACTTCTTGAGATAGATATCGTGCCATTTTTCTTTGCTCATCAACGGTTTTCAATCCCATTCCAAGAGCCAGGAAAAACGCCTCAGATGTAGTCAACGACATCCCAAGAGACATCTTATAATTAGCGACTTCACTATTTAATTTCTTATAACTTTCTGACAATGCCTGAGTTATAATATTTTGGTCTTTCAAAGCACCTTCTATATCTTTTATCCTTTCATATATATCCTCTTTCCAAGCAACACCAAGTTGAGCAAACGAGTTTTTTGTATCTTCGCTAACTGCTTTTATTCCAAGTCTCAACTTTTCCACTTCCTCTGCTGATAATTTAGTAGACTTAGTAGCCATACTGATAACTTCAATTACACTTCCTGTATTCAGCTTATTAGAAAGATCGACTATTCCTTTTACTTCTAACCCAAGTGCTTTAGATGCTTCTGCAGATAATTTAATTTCCTTATTAAGGTTTGCTGCTGTTCCACTAACTGCGGCTTCATATTCAGGCATATACTTATTGATATCATCAAGGAATTTTTTAAGTAATGCATATTCAGAGTTTGTTTCTATCTCTGCTAAAATCTTTACAGTATCTCTACCATACTTTTTAGTTAGTTCGAGGAGTTGGTCGGCAGCCTTACCGCCTTCTAATACGGCTCTACGTCCCATAGCCTGCTGCATTATAAATAATTCATCGGCTGATTTTTGTGCTATTTTTGCTTCAGAAGCCAACATTTCCAATTCATGCTTAGCTTCTTTTGTATTTTTTACTAATTGATTTATAGATACACCTATGGCAGCTATAGCCACTGTGGCTAACCCAAGTGGGCCGGTAAGTCCTGAAATAATAGCCGGAGCCATTTGCATAATTATCACTTTTAATTGAGAAAACATAAGAATCAATCTGCCACCAATAAGCAAAAGCGGGCCAATGAAGGAAGTGACCAAGACAATCTTCAATCCAACATCTGACAAAGCCTTCATTAAACCAGTATTTTCATCTCTCCATTCCTTAAACTTTTTAATTCCTTCAACTATGCCTTTAAACAAGTTAGTTAACGTTGGAAGGACATAATTAGATATCATTACAGCAACACCCTGCATAGCAGACTTAAAAGCAATCAGATGTCCTTGATATTCATCTGCTGCTTGCGCAAGGTCTTTGCCAATAACCAAACCAAGTTTTTTAGCTAACTCAACATTCTCCTGCAAGCCTTTCTTTCCCAGGTTTAAAAACGGAATTATTGTCATTCCAGACCGACCAAAAATTTGCATAGCAAGAGAGGACTTTTTGGCGCCATCTTCCATGCCTTTAAACTTATCGGCCAATTCCATTAAAATATCAGACGACTCACGAACTTTTTTATTTGAATCATAGATATTTATGCCGAGCTTCTCAAATGTATTAGCATAAGCTTTATTACCTGTATTAGCCCTATCGATAGCTATGTTTAAAAACCTAAGAGATGTAGAAAGTTGTCCAATAGATGTTCCTGATTTTTGAGCAGCTAATGACAAAGATGACAAAGTTTCTGTAGAAACGCTGGTTTGCTGTTGCATATTCCATAGAGTAGAGGAATAATCTATTACTCCTTTTGTAGCAGCAACGATACCCCCGATAGTAGCGGCAGTCACAAATGAAATCTGCCTGCCAAGCATAATAAATCCTCTACTCATTTCTGATAGACGCAGAGTATGTTTCTGAATGGTATTAGTAGTCTGAGTAGTTTGCTTCTCTACGGACTTCATATCATTATTTATATTAGTAGAGAAGTCCTTTATGACATGTGAGCCTTGGTCATCAACTAAGATTACAAGTGATAATGTTTTAGAGTTTGGGTCTAACGGAGTTGGTATCGGAGTTGATATCGGCATTATCTATCCTTAATTTCCTTATTTCTCTTTTCTACTATTTTTTCATTAAATTCTGAAATAAGCAGTAAAACCTTCAAGTAATCTGCTCTTCTATCAGATTCGCTATCTTCAAGGATAGATAAATACTCACAAACAAAATGTGAATCGAAGGAAACCGTACCAATATCTGGTACTAAAAACCCTGCTGTATTAACTATAACAGCAAATACTTCATGGGCTACCAAATTGCGTCCGAGTAATCTTGGAACCTTCTTTGGGCAGAGTCCATTCTCATCAATGTCGTCACAATTTGGTCTAAGATTCTCAGGTAACTCGTCAAATAACTGATGACAATAGTTGCAATTAAATGCATTTTCATTGGCAGCCCACCTTGCGATAGTTATAAATTTTCCACTTCCCTCTTTATCTGGTTCTTATACTCCATGAATACGTCTGAGTTTGTAGCTACATCAAGGACAAATTGGTCAAAATCAGCATTGTGTTTTAACAGAGCGAGCTTATTAGATTCAACACATTCAATCTCTAACTCAGGATTATCATCTTTAGATAGTTCAATAGGGAGAAGCTTAACTACTTTACTAAGAGTTAAACCACGCCAATTTTTAATAGCTTTCCCTGCCCAAAATCTCATCAACTTTGTTCTATCAACCTCATCTTCAAGCTTATGAGATTGATGGCTATATTTCTTCCTTGTACACTGCTCATACAACTTTGTAAGCTCGTCTCTGCCAACAAAAACAATTTCTACTTCAAAGCCAGGAACTGCTGGGAATTCAACCCACACAGACATTTCATTTTCAAGAGTTTCTTCAACTCTCTTTTGTAAATCAATACCCATACCATTACCTCCTAAATTTACTTAAGTTCAATTTCAGCCTTAGTCTTAGCATAAATATGGTAATAGCCTGTGGCTTCACCAAACACAACTACGGCATATAAAGCAAATTTGACCCAACTAAAAGGCGGTGAAATAAACAAAAAGTAAATAGCCGTAGTGGCGATTGCTACCAATCCATTGATAATTACAGCCAGGGTTCCGGATACTTTTAACGCAGATTTTATCAAATTAGTAATAGTAGTAACTAATCCGCCACCAACGATAGCAAGTATAGCAGCAACTACGACAGGATCGATAGTGACAGCCTCTGTGGGTTCCTGTGCCATAGCCATCCCACAAAATCCAAAGACCATTAGAAAGAACACTAATGCAAACCTTTTCATACGCATACAAAACCTCCTAAACTTATTTAAATATTATTTTCATTTCATCATCGCCGGTAGCTGACCCGATAGCAGTAAATCCAAGAGATACCATAACTTCGGTATCGCCTTCCAACGAAGGAGTTTCATACTCTATCTTAGGGCAAGAAATCTCCATGATAGCACCACTCTTGTCGCCTGCCGGTACAATCAAAGCATCCTGAATTTGATACTCAGACTTATAGAAATACCCAGGAATATTTTGATAAAAATACAATCTTAAATTACCTGTAACATCTCTAAAGGTGGGCGCTCCATAGATAGTAGGATACATAACTCCATTCTTCTCATCAACGTAGTATTTTATATTATTTGTCAACTGAATATTCGCCTCAAGAATAATAGCTTCGTTACCAGCAATTTTTACAATCCCTAACTTTCCATGTACAGGTGTACCAGACTTATAAGATGGGGTTGGTAACCAAGGTGTAACAGCAGTACCAGAAGCAGCGTCATCTTCAAGAGCTGGAGAGATAGTAAGAGTTTTTGTGGTATAGTTAACTTCTGTTATTTTATAACCACTCCCACTATTGTCTAACTCACCTATATTTATCCTTGTATTAGGAGTATAAAGTGAAGCATCTTCAACAACAATTGTAGTATCAAGTTCCGAAGCAGCAGAAGTTAACTTTGAAGTACCAGCTCTAAACCACTTCATAAACTCTCCACTCCACGAAATCTGTGAAATAGCGGAGCCAGCCACTGATATTCCTACCTGATTGATTGTACATCCTGCGGCAGCAAAGACGGAATGGCCAACCTTTCTCCATAGTGAAAATGATTTCAATACAGAAGTGCTATCAAAGGTATATTCAATAGAACTCCCTGTCCCGCTACCTTTCTTACCCATAGCACATTCAAACAATAAATCATGCTCAGGGGCCACTCCAAGAGTGCCAGAAGGCTTGGTATAAGTAGTAAAACTCCATGTTCCAGGGTTTGTTCTGCCTTTTATCTTTGATAATCTACTTCTACGATTACTCAACTGCCCGTCTTCGAGCAGTTCATCAGACTGATTAACGTTCGCAGTACCTACCGCTCTGATAACATCGGTAGCCGTAGGATATGCCAAAGTACCTGCTTCTGTTTCTATAACAGCAAACAAAATCTCTTCACTCGCCAAAGCTAAAGTTCTCATTTAATCCTCCATAAATAAAATAAATAACCACACCTACGCATCCGCCACATCTTTTTCATATTTACTTCTCATATCAAAAATAACTCGCCAAAGAGGAAAATCACCAACAATGTTAACAGAGGCGATCTCAGTTATAATACAAGTCTGATTCATTGTCTGATTCTCACCAATAGCATTTTTAATATCCTTCACTATATTTTCCACACTATCAGTATCTCCTATATCACCCAAAACATAACAAGTCAACTCAAAACTTATTTCCCACAAAGCATGATGAGATGTTTCATATAACGGAGCCTCTCTGTTAAATATAATCTGAACTAAGGGTAAAGAAGCTGACTTATAGGTTTCTATATTAACATTACCATTAGAGCATACCACAGTTTTTATTGACGTTATGCCACTAATAACATTAGAAATATTAGTTAGTATTGTATTTCTCGTGCTGTCGGTCATTTTAATCCTCTGACATATAAGATATTACCACAGTAAACAAAGCCATACAATTAGGGTAAGCAAACCCCTCATCTGTATCAATCCTGATGATTTTTGTATTATAGGCATTACCACCTAAGGTAATATCACTCTCAACGCCTGACTTTACAATAGATATCAATGAGTTTAAAACGGTAGAAGGGGTATCGCCCGCCAGGTTATATGCTACTATAACCACAGTCCATTCAACTTTTATACAATCAGAAAGAACATATGTCCTTGACTCACTTGAATCGTTAATAAAAGCAAGAGGATATTTGTAATCACCAAATATTTCTTGTTTTTGTCTATCCACATAGGCTATCCCGCCTGTCTTCAGATTTGACTCCAACGAAACCAGCATAGATTCTTTATTACCATATGTTATAGCCATTATGTTTCCTCTCTCATTTCTTTTATCAATCCACTTACGACAGCATCTTGAATAGAAGATATTAACTCAGAAACATCTCCCATCATACCGCCAATAATATTATATGCCTTAGTTCCTGGGTGATAAACTCTTCTTGAAAATATTATTTTACCATCAACTTCAAAGCAAAGAACAGGGTTTCCTTCAATAAGATGAGGAACTGTACCATATTCAAGGTATAATAAAACTTTATTATGTGGAGCTACGTTATGAAAGACAAGCTTCTCAAGCATCCCGTCTCTATCTTCTCTGTTCATCGCCCACGCATCTGCAAGGTGAGTATATCCAGTCTCTGATTTATTGCTTCTTGGTGTTCTTGTTTTCAACTCATCAAGAATCTCACCAGATAATGTAGTAACCTCTTCACCAAAACGTTTTCTAAATTTACCAAGACTACTATTTACTAAACGTATATCTTTCCAGGGTATACGAATTTCTATTCCTGGTATTCTACTATCCGGCATTATAATGAACCTCTTATAGCTTCTTGCCTCATTTCTTCTTCAAACTCCTGTAATAACTTATCGGCATCAGCCATCATAATA